TAAGTAACTTTGTCAGAGTTATTTTCTGCATTTTGTGAAGTCTTAGGTAATATGTCATCATTTTTTGAAGGTTTTATATTCTCTTTAGAGTCGTCAACATTATTTTCTGGTTCTTCGTCACCTGTTGAATTTGTTGATGCACCTTCACCTGTTGTAGTATCTTCATTTGATTCTTGATTGTTATCATCATCTGCATCATCAGAAGTATTAGGGTTATCTTTATTATCATCATAACTAGTTTCACTTTCACCGTTAGAATTATCTGATTTATTACTATCACCACCTTCTCCTTCTTGAGAATGGTCGTCAGTATTTTTTGTTTGTTGTTTTGATTTCTCTTGCTCAAGTAATTTTCTAGCAAGAACTTTTACATCATCTAAAGTTTTAAGATTATCAATCTCATCTAAAACCCACTCTGCATCAGCAAAATTAATATCAGCAGATTTTGAAGATTTATAATAAAGGTTGATTCTATCGATAAGATTTAAAGTATTAAGGTCTTGACTATTAACACCGAAGAAATCTATTCTCATTAATTCTTTGTAACCATTTACATAGTTTTTAACAATACCAGGATATTTCTTTTGTATCATTCTATCGATTCTGCAATCTTCAAGAACATTACAATATGATTGGTATTCTGCTGACTGTTCACAAATAGATTTCCAGTCATCAAGACCAGTCCATAGTGCATGTGAACATTCGTGAGCAATCAACATATCTAGAACATCTTTATTCTCATGCTTGAAAATAGGAATAGTTAAGATTCTGTTCTTAACATCAAAACTAGCAGTTCTTACATTATTTTGCTCAACCTGAATATTTTCAGTAGCAAGTAACTTTGCAAGAGTTGATTTTTTATCGATTGTTGTTAGTGTCATATTTAGTCCTTTATTTATTTCGAATCAGTATACTATTATAATAGCAGATTGGGCGGATAAGTCAAGTGATTAATTAAAAGCAATTAAACTCAACAATAAACTGTTTAATGAAAAACCTATTGCATTAGATACAATATATAATATATCTTTAGCATATATCGCCCTTATTAAGAATAAGAACAATCCCAACCATACAATCAATATAAAGTTTAAAGGTGGTAAATTAGTCGACCATCCCATAATAACTGATATTGATGTAGGTGCAGTTGCTCCGTGAATGAGTATCATTCCTATCCAACCACACATTTCTGGTATTTTTTTTATCATTATATATTTCCTTTTGTTATCATTTCGAATCAGTACACTATTATAATAGCACAACCAGTCGAAAAGTCAATAACAATAATTTGACACTATTTGTAGTCAAATTAAAAATCGGGTCAAATTATTGACTTATTATAAATAATACTAGAAACTAAGGACTTTTATGAAACTATACACTGCTATAATATTATGTGTTATCACATTCTTACTATCTTTTACTATTACTAAATCGGTAATAAGTGCAGATACAAATACAACAGTATCGGGTACGGTTGTTACGGATAAATCTGTTCCCACTGCATCAGCACCCTCCGTAGTAGTAAATAATAGTGATGTTTGTAAATCGGCGTATAGTGCTGGAGTTCAAGCATCAGTTTTAGGTATTGCTTCAGGTGTTACAGTATCCGATGAAAATTGTGAAAGACTTAAACTATCAAGGTCTTTATATGGTATGGGTATGAAAGTGGCGGCGATATCAACATTATGTCAAGATTATAGAGTATTTGATGCAATGATGATGGCAGGTACTCCATGTCCGTATGAAGGAAAAATAGGTGATGATGCAAAAATAGAATGGGAAAAGAATACACACCAGATACCAAAAAAGAGTAAATATCATGCTCCGAAAAAAAAAGTTCAGGTGAAATAGATGAAACAGTTATTTTTAGCATTCTTGCTTTACTGCTCATTGGTATTCCACTCTAATTCTCAAGAAGTTTTACAATCAGAGGATTACATAGGTGATATGGATTCTTTTGATAGAGATTCTGGTACTATCATACAAAGTGGTAAATATAAGACAGGTCATAAGAATAATCCAGGCACATACGATAAAGACTTTGATTTAGAATCACAAATGACCATATCAGATATAAATGCTGGTTTTGATTTAGATTATGGTGTTACAGTAAATTCACATTCAAGTAATGCAAGATTAAACACTTGTACTAGCATTACACAAAATTCTGATTGTAGAGATATCTTTAAATTAACAATCACCTTGTTTGACAGTAATGAACAAGTGCATTTGTTTGAACACGAAGTTGAATTAGATTTTTCTGGTAATAGAGATTATACTTACAATCAAGTGATACAACCAAATAATTATCAATCATTGACAGGTAATTTTGAGTTATATGGTGTAGATGCTGGATACCCTAAAGGTTGGCACGGTCCACAATTTTCTGACCCATATCTTTCTACATCATGGCAAGTCGTAGAAATTATCAATGAGGAAATATTAAACTTATTAGAGCATTCAGATATATTAGACATTGATACAAATTACGATACCGTTGATGTGGTCGTAGAAAATCCACAAGGTGAAATCATGCAAGAATTTTCAGTTGATATAGAAACTGAAATAGAAATAGAAGTTGCTGAAATAGAAACACCTACAATAGAAGAACCTGTTGTGGAGGAAATAGAAATTGAAGTACAAGAAGTAGCAAATGAAATAGAAGAAACACAAGCAGGAGAATCGGAACAAGAACCTACTAAAAAACAAAAAGTGGTAAACCAAGCAAAGCAAAAAGTTGCTAATAAGATTGTTAAGAATATGGGTGATAAAGGTAAATACGATTCTACTAATCAACTTAAAACTTTAGTCGTTATGCAGGTATTAGGTAATACAACATCATTTTTTGAAAATCAAAAACAGTTACAAGATACACCTAACTTTTTTAATGATGTTACGGTACCTGACAATAATTTGACTGATAATAATTTTACACAATATATGTTGTTTGGTGTATCTAGTTTTAGTCATAACAAATTAATCGATAGTCAATATCAATAGGAGTAAAAATGGCAGAGTTAGAATTTGCTGGTATAAAATTTAAAGGTGGTAAGATAGTAATTATTATTACTGCTTTATCAACACTAGCAGGTGGATTATGGGGTGGTTTTGAGTTTTACAAAAACTATATGAATATGCAGGAAAAGATAGAATCGTATTCTGCTCCAGATTTATCTGATTATGATAAGAGAATTGATTTAGCAAAACAGAAACTTGATATGTTAGAAACAGAAATAAACCTTGTACTAGACGAAGTAACATTGGTGGCAGATGTTGCAAAAGAACTCAAGAACGACCTAAAATCAGATGTTCGTAGAATAGAAACAATCGTAGAAGATGTAGAGCAGAGGGTGAAAGAAGACTCTAGAGAATCTGCAAGAGATTTAAAGTTTGCTATTAAAGATATAAAAGAACAAATGGCAGAACTAGAAAAAGAGATAGAAGATAAGATAAAAAAAGCATTAGAAAATCCACTCGCAACTATGCGAAAGAACTAAATACCAATGAATGGACAACACTAAACGATACAGACTGTATCCTGTCAAATCTTGTGTGATATCATGGGGACCTACAAAATGGGTTCCTATATCATATCAACACCCTACGATAAAAGATAAACAGGTAGAAACTTTTTATTTAGTAGATAGTCCTGAAACACCAAGTCGATTATTTTGGAAGGACTAATATGGAACCAGTAACAACCGCATTAGCAGGAATTGCCCTAGTTAAAAAAAGTGTAGACTTTATCAAGTCTAATATTTCAACCTGTCAGGATATAGGTCAGATGATAGGACACGTTGAAAATGCTATGATTGGTGAACAACAATGTATAAAAGAACGGGAAGGTAAAGACCAATTCGCAACTGAAAATATTGCAGAGGAAGTTATAAACGCCAAATTAGCAAGGGAGCACCTTCAGGAAATGAAAAACCTGGTAAATCTAAGATTTGGTCATGGAACCTGGGATGAAATCTTAAATTTAAGAAAAAAACGAATAGATGAGAGAAAACAGAAAAAAAAAGAAGCACTTGCTGAAAAAAATCGTAAAAAACAAGAAATTATGGATATTTTAACTTATTTTTTAATTGGTTTAGGTGTTTGTTTGATAGCAGGACTGATAATTTACGTTTTTTTAGTCATTTTATAAGATTTGACCATTTTTTTAACTTATTTTTCTTATATTTTACTCTTTCATCAAGCATTTTTTGTGTAATTATACCATATTCTTTGCATAATTCAATCATACAGTAAACATCACCAATTTCATCTTTCAAAGGTTGATGATTTTCATCATTTCTTCGCATAGATTTCGAACATTCTTGAATTAATTCACCACATTCTTCCATTGTGATGACCATAAGTTGCAAAAATTGTGTTTTTAGCAGTTCGGTGTTCGATTTTGACATAATAAAACCTCATTATTTAATTTTACATTGAATATTTCTTGGACATTGATATCTTGGACCTGTTGACATGATAATATCGGGTAAATTTTGCGGATGTTCGTATGTACACTTGTAAGATAAGTCTTTTTTACCCTTTTCATCAATAAACCACTCTGATTTTTTGAGTCTGCACATAGTAAACATGTCAGTTCTTGGCAATTTACCTTTATATTCTCTTCCGTATCTTGCATATACAGAATCAGCACCTTCATTTAGACAAATCATAACATCTGTCTTAAAATCTTGACATTCATCAACAGATTTTAGTGAAAATGAAAATAGTAGTAGTGTAACTACAAGTGCATAGTGTCCCATGCACCTATTTATTTAATTTAACAAGTCTTGGTCAATCCATTCTGATTTATCTTTTATCATTATAGCAACACTCACCCACATATTGAAAATACCAATACTGCTCACAAAAAACGAAACAGCAATATCTTCAAATGATACTCCAACATAGACAATTCCTATACCGAAGATAAACATTGTTTTTCCTATCATATTTTATTCCTTTTAATATATTAACGAATCAGTTATACAAGTATATTAACATAACCAGCAGAAATGTCAACTAAATAATAAATGGCAGAGGGAGATAAATTTGAATATACACCAGAAGGACCTAGTTTAGGTTCGGTGTCAGTTTCCGCAGATTTTTCTTTTACAATATCAGCAGAAGTAAAAGATTCAGATGGAGATGATGGAGATGATGTAGAAGATGACTGTGGAGATGCAATTACAGAAATGACCGTAGTTGCAGTTGAAGAAAATGCAGGTGTCATACTTACGGATGGTACTAGCAGTTGTAGTATATCAGGAAATTATGTAACACCCTTTTTAAATACACAATGGATATTTCGAAGCAGTGGAATAATAACAACGGTGATAAAATATACAGATATACCTGATAAAATAGGATATTTGTGTAGTTATACACCCGATTCGACTGTAAGTAAAGATTTTGACTACATTGTCACAACAAAAAGCAATGGTGGTTGTGAAGAAACAAAAACTTTTACAATTACAGTTACAAATGATTGGTCAGAAGGTATTGTAGAAATTAATAATATATTAGCAAGACAAACAAGAGATTTACAGGAGTTTTAAATGAGAGCAGTAACAAGATTAGGAGATTTAAGCACAGGACATGGATGTTTTCCACCACAAATAGCACTTACAGGTTCTTTCAATGTTTTTGTTAACGGAAGACCTGTCTGTAAAACAGGAAGTAAATGGTCGCCACATACTTGTGTTGATGCTACGCATTCAGGTACTCAGGTATTAGGATCACTTACTGTTCGTGTCAATGGTCTTCCTATGGCGAGAATAGGTGACTTTATTTCTTGTGGTTCATTCTGTGCAACAGGTTCTACGAATGTTTTTGCAGGTGGTTAGAAAAACAGTATAAATATTAGTTATGGCAAACTATGACGCAACAAATACTAATAAATCAAGAAGAATCACTAAATTATATCGTGATTTAGATTTAGACTTTGGAAGACATCCTGTTACAGGAGATGTTAATGTTTTAGAAGATGCTGATGCAGTAAAAAGAAGTGTTAGAAATATAATTAACACATCACACTATGAAAGACCTTTTCATCCAGAGTTAGGAAGTGATATTAGAAATTTATTGTTTGAAAATGTAAATCCTTTGACAGCAATGAGTATAAAAAAGAAAGTTCTCGAATGTTTAGCAATTTATGAACCTAGAGCAACAGTTGAGAATGTTATAATTGAACCAAATATGGATACACACACATATGGTATAGAAATATACTTTTATGTTAAAGGAATACCAACACAACAAAAAATAGATTCATTTTTAGAGAGATTACGATAATGGCAAATTCAAAATTAGAAGTTTCAGCATTAGATTTTGACGATATTAAACAAAATTTACGTTCATTCTTATCCCAACAAAGTCAATTTTCAGATTACAATTTTGAAGGTTCTGGAATGGCAGTGTTACTAGACATACTAGCATACAATACACATTATTTATCATTTAATGCAAATATGTTAGCAAACGAAATGTACATTGATAGTGCAGATACTAGAAAGAATTTAGTATCACTTGCCAAAATGTTAAATTATTCACCTAAATCTGGAAGGGCGGCGAAAGCAACTGTAGATATTTTATTAAACACCGCCACCGGTGCTTCAGTAACATTAAGCAGAGGTACGTCTTTTTCATCAACAATGAGTGGTAATAGTTACAAGTTCGTGACTAATGAAGACGTAACAATTTCTCCTGAAAACGGTGTTTACAAATTTTCAAATGTAGAAATCTTCGAAGGTACTCTATCGTCATTTAATTATACATATTTGTCTGAAGATACAGATTTTAGATTTGTATTACCTAATGCAGATATGGATACATCTACTTTAACAGTTCAAGTTCAAGAGTCTGTAGCAGACACAACAACCAACACATACACTCTTGCAAATAATTATGAAAATATTAATAGTGAAAGCACGGTCTTTTTCTTACAAGAAACTGAAACTGGTGAATTTGAAATATATTTTGGAGACGGTATTTTTGGTAAAGCATTATCAAATGGAAATATTGTTAAGACAAAATATATAGTTACAAATAGAGCATTGGCGAATGGTGCAAATACATTTATATTAACAGCAGGTTCAATCGGTGGATTTTCAAATGTTACAATTACAACTGTAACGTCAGCACAAGGTGGTGCAGACGAAGAATCAAAATCTTCAATAAGATTTAACGCACCATTATCATACGCCTCCCAAAATAGAGCAGTTACAACATCTGATTATGAAGTTAAAGTTTTAGAATTGTACCCTAATGCAAAATCTATATCAGCATGGGGTGGTGAAGATGATGAGAACCCAATTTATGGCACAGTAAATGTTGCTATTCAACCAAAATCAGGTTCAACTTTAACAGAAACTACAAAAGAAAGTATTAAGACTAGTTTGAAAACTTTTAATGTTGCTTCAGTTCAACCTAAAATTGTAGATGCAGATACTACAGATATATTGCTAACAGTTACAGCAAAATATGATGCAAACAAAACAGCACTAGGTTCAGAAACATTAAAAACAGATATTTTAAATGTGATATCAAATTATAACCAAAATAACTTATCTGTATTTGATGGTGTTTTCAGATTTTCAAAAGTTTCAACTTTAATTGATAGTTCAAATTCTGCAATAGTGTCAAATACAACAACTATTAGATTAAGAAAATCTTTTACACCAACACTAAACACCTCCACCACTTACAATGTATATTACAGAAATGCAATCTACAATCCACATTCGGGTCATAATTCATCATCAGGTGGTATTATTCAAACTACTGGTTTTAAAATTAGTGGTAATTCTGACACAGTTTATTTTTTAGATGATGATGGTGCAGGAAATTTAAGAAGATATAGTTTAGTTGGTGGTGTTAGAACATATGCAAATAATACTCAAGGAACAATTGATTATAATTCAGGAGCATTAACTATTAGTTCATTAAATGTATCATCTGTTGAAAACATTAGAGGTTCAGTATCTACAGTCATAGAAATTACAACGACACCTGAATCAAATGATGTAGTTCCTGTTAGAGGTCAAGTATTAGAAATAGATACATCAAATTCTACAGTATTTGTGGAAGCAGATACCTTTGTAGGTGGTTCTTCTGACGCAGGTGTGGGTTACACGACAACATCATCATACACAAGCACATCAAGTAATTATTAAAAATGGCAAGATTAACCAATAAAGTATCACCTCATGTTATAAGACAATTACCCGATTTTATAATTTCTGACCATCCAGTATTTGCTGACTTTTTAAAAAGTTTTTTTGTATTTTTAGAAAGTGCAGAAATTCAATTAACATCTTTAGAAGCAACTGATGGTATTACTCAAGAAACTGAAACTGGAAATAGTTTTGTTTTATTATTAAACGGCACAAAAATACAAAATGATGTAACGGTAAAAGATGTTGGTGATAAAGTATTATTAGAAAGTTCTGTTTATGGTAAATTTGAATCTGGTGAAACTATTGTTGGTCAATCATCAGGTGCATCAACAGTTATTATTGCAGAAAATGTACCTTCTTTAAAACTTTTTGTTGTGCATGAAGACAAATTGCAAAAAGGTGAAGTTATCGTAGGTCAAACTTCAGGTGCAAGTGCTGTGTTAAATGCTTACAAACCAAATCCTGTTCAAACAATTCAACAGTTATTAAATTACAGAGACCCTGATAGAGTTATCGATACTTACTTAACAAAATTCAGAGATGAATTTTTACATACTATACCTGAATCATTAGCAACAGGTTTAAACAAAAGAAGTTTAATAAAAAATATAAAGTCTTTATATAAGATAAAAGGTACTGCTGAAGGACATAAAATGTTTTTTAGAATGCTTTTTAATGAATTATCAGAAACAATATATCCTAGAGATAATATGTTGAGAGTATCAGATGGTAAATGGAACACTCAAAAAATTATGAGATGTATTGGTACAGCAGGAGATACATTAAAATTAGTAGGAAGAACAATTACACAAAACAATGTTGCTGGTGATTCTAGTATAAATGAAGCAACTGCTGTTGTAGAAAATGTATTTAAATTTCAAATCGGTTCAGTAGAAGTTACAGAATTTATATTAAATAATGATACAATTGTTGGAACATTTGTAGCAGGTCAATCAGTAATTGGAACACAGAATGATGATGATGTGGTTGCCATAAAAGCAACAATTACAGGAATACCTGATGTTTTTTCATTTACAAATGACGGGTCTTTATACAGTAGCGGAGACACAGTAACTTTAAGTGATGCAGGAGGTGACGGTGCTATTGTTCAAGTAGATGAAGTAGGACATGGTTCTATTACAGAAGTTATAATTGATGCAGGTGGTTCTGATTATGAAATCGGAGATAGTTTAGTTTTTTCTAACTCAGGTACGGGCGGAAATTCTGCTCAAGCAAAAGTTTCTATTGTAAATGGTGGTTTTGTACCCGAAGATGCAAATAGTAATAGTGATGGTGGTTACACTGACGATCATATTATATTAGAAGATGAAACTTTAAAGGGTGGTCTTTATACAGGTAATAAATTTGTTCAAGAATCTGGAACAGGAGTTGGAGATATTACAGACGTTAGATTTATAAACAATGGTTTTGGTTATAATTCATTACCTACAATTACAATTACATCTACAAGCGGAGAAGATGCTTCTATAAGTGCATTTGGAAGTGAGATAGGTAGAATATTAACAATAAAAGTTCCAAATCATGGTATTAGTTATAATGAATCTCCATCACCACCCACTGTAAGTTTTACACAAAATTTATTGTTAAAAGATACGTCTGCAACTGCATTTACTGTAGGTGAAACAATAACGGGAAATGATAGTTCTTCAACTGTTACTACAGCAATAGTTGATACTTTTGACCCTACACTTAAATTATTAAAAGTA